AACGACGACCACGCTGTGCTGCCGTTGCCGATCTTGAACGCGCCGGTGTCCGTCTCATAGCCAGCCTCACCGGCCAGCAGCACAGGGTTGGCGGCGGTCCAGTTGGCCGCCGTATCCCGTCGCAGCTGGATCCGTTGCCGACTGGTGGCCATCAGCTTGCGCCTCCTCCATCAATGGTATTGGTGTCCACCCAGTTCGTGCCATCGTTGATCAGCATGTCGCCCTGCTGAGCGTTGCTGATGTTCACATCAGCCAGGTCGTCCAGGCTCCATTCACGCGGCTGACCGCCAGGTGCCGTCTGACCAGGCGACAGGCGCATCAGGCCGATCTCACAGAAGGCGCCATCGTCCAGCTGGCGCACCTCGCGCACCTGGTAGATCAGGCCGGCCACCGTGATGCTGTCGCCGTAGACCAGCCCGCCAAAGTCCGCAAATCGTGCCGTCAAGGTGTAGTCGGTGGTCAGCACCATCTCGCCCGCCACCACCTGCGTGGGCATGTCCAGCAGCCCCAATGCAGTCACAGCGCCAGCGGTGCAGCTGACGCCAAAGTCGTTCAGGAATACTGCCAGGTCCTCAGTCAGCGCCATCGGCGGCCTCCGCCTTGGCCTTGCGGGTGCGCGGCTTGGGTTCCTCCGCCGGCGCCTCAACAGCGCGACCCATGCGGAGCAGCTCGGCAGCCACATCAGAGTCCAGCTGGTAGACCTTACCGGCCTCCAGATACTGGCCGCGTGCGGCGCAATCGCTTGCGATCAGAACCTTCATCGAAAAAAAGGGGGGCGGTTGCCCGCCCCCGGCTCCTTATCAGGTGGTCACGTCCAGGATGGCGGCGAAGCTCTTGGGATCGCGCACGGCCACGTCGTAGGTGACGATGCCGCGAACGCTGGTCAGAGCCTTGCTGAAGTCGTCCTGGTCCTCGCCCACGGTGATTTCCAGGCCATTGCCCCAGAAACCGACCATGGCCTGGCTGAAGTCACCCATCACCAGAGCGGAGCAAACGCCGCTGCTGGAGCCCTTGGTCAGGTTGGAGGGAACCTGGTTGGTCAGGGCCAGAGGGTAGCCGTTCAGGTTGGAGGGGGTAGGACCGCGGCCGATGGCGTTCAGCTGGTCGTTCACCAGGAAGGGGCCGTCGCCGGTGGTGGAGCCACCAGCACGCAGCTTCTTCAGGGCAGCGGACACCTTGTAGTTGGTGAGGTAGGCCACGTTTGCGGCGTTCACCACACCGTTGGCCTGCATCACGGCAGACTCAAGATCCACCACTTTCTCCACGGTGATCGCGCCACCGTTGGTGCCCATGGCCACCGAGCCGATGCCGGAGGTCTGCATGATGCCGGTGGGCTGGCCGCTGGAGCCAGAACCGTTCAGGATGCCCAGGTCGATGGCCAGGTTGATGCCATCGGTCAGGTCACGACGCACCAGCTCCTCGATGCCAGGGGTGCCCTGCAGCAGGGTCTGGCGGCTGTACTTGGACAGGGCAGCCAGGTTCTTGGGGCTCATCGTCACCTGGTCGAAGGTGCTCTCCGACTGGGTGATCGCGGTGGTCTGGGTGCTCAGGTAGTAGGTCGAAGCCACACCGGAGCGGCGGGGGATCGCCACGTTGCCCACCAGGCCAGGCATGGTGCGCACGCCCAGCTGGAGCATCAGGGCGTTGTTCCGCAGGAACTCGATGAAGTCATCGGCCAGCAGATCGGTCTGCACCAGGTTGCCGCCGGTGGTGGCGCCCGAGGTCACATAGGTGGCGCGCTGGTTGAGAGCAGCAAACGGCACGAAGAAGGAGCGCTCGGTGGTCTTGGCGACACCCGATTTCTCCACTTCCTTGCTCAGCTCACGCACCAGGCCGGCCTCACGGCTGGACCAGTCGCCGGTCAGCATGGCGCGGATACCAGCGGTCAGGCTGTAGGAGGCACGCTCCTCAGAAGCCATCTCAACGGGAGCCACGGTTTCAACCGGCTTGGCGCCCAGCTTGTCGAGGACAACAGCGCGAGCCTCGTCAAGGCTGCGGCCGCCTTCAATCAGCTGACGGCCAAGATCGGCCATGCCGTGCTTTTCGGTCAGGGCGGTGATGCCAGCAATGCGGGCGCGCTCGGCCTTAGCAGCCTCAGCAGCCGCTTCAGCCCGCACCGCCGTCAGATCGGGGGTGTTTTCCATCGGAACCTCGGGTTCTGTTTCGGGGGTTGGTGATGCGGCTGTGGCCGCAGGATCGGTCTCAAGTGACCGACCCATACCCACAGTGGGGTCTGCAGGTATGCTAACCACGCTGATCTCGTAAGGAGCCCAGCTGGTAGCAACGAAGTCGCCGCTGCCTCTTTGCTCCATTTCGCTGATTGCGTAGCCAAAGGAAACATTACGCAGCACGCCGTCGCGCACATCAGCCAGCACCTCCTGTGCGAAGGCGTTGCGGCTGAACTTCACCGTGGCATAGCCACGCTTTTTCTCGCCGTCGATCCAGGCGCGCTCGACCACACCGATCACTCTGTCGGGGTCGTGGTTGAACAGCAGCGGCGCCGAATCGTTCAGGCGGCTCAGGTCAGCGCTGCGCGTGTCGTGCTGCAGCACCTCGTTGCCGAAGTACCGCGAGACGGGGTACTCGCTGGAGAACGGGAACTCGATGCTGCGCTCGTCTTCGCTGACCGTGAAGTCAGCAACCTCAGAGCGCTTCAGCAGTTGCCCTTCAAGGTCACGCGATAGGTCCATCGCTGTCCTCTGCATCAACGTTGTCTTCCACATTATCGGCCGGCTCGGGCTGTTCTTCTGTCATCTCCTGCTCGGGCGTCTCGGCCACCTCATGCTCGTGCTCGGGGTTGCTGTCGAAATACAGCTCCAGCTCGTCCGCACGATCCACCTCAGCCTTGCGCGCCAGCAGCAGCTCCTCCAGGTCGCCGCCTTGCTCGGCCACCACATCGGCCTGTGTCTTGAACCCGCAGCGCACCGCCTCCTTGTAGGCGTCCACCTCCTTGGCCGGATCCACCCATGCCCAGCCGCGTGGCATCCACCGCACCTGGCGGTAGCGCTCGGGGTCGGTCTCGTAGGCCGGCAGGTTTAGCACACCGCTCAGCACCGCCATCTCAAGCCATGCCTCGAACACCGGCCGGTGAAAGTTCTCGATCATGAACTGCTGCAGCGCCTTCCAGTTCTCGCGGTCCTCCAGCAGGCTCAGCCGGCTGCTGCTGTAGTTGGTCTGGCTGAAGTCGCGGCTGATCGTCTCGTAGCTGCAGCCCACACCGGCAGCCATCGCGCGCAGCATCGCCCGCATGAACGGCTCCAGCTGGCCATCGGGCGCGTCAAGCTGCGGCACCGTCACGCTCTCGCCCGGCGCCAGGTACTTGAACACGCCCGGCTCAAAGTTGCTTACCCGCTCGCCGTCCACCACCTCATCGCCCATCAGCTCGCCCTCGGGGCTGGTGATGAAGCCCATCAGCGCGCTGCTGGCGCGTGCTCGCACCACCTCGGCCTGCTCGTAGCCGGCCACCATGTGCAGCCGCTGGATCGCGCTGGCCAGCATCGGCACGCCACGGGTCTGGCCGGGGCGGTCCATCTGGTAGAGGTGGATCACCTCCTCGGCCGCCACAAAGCGATGGCGCGGGGCGCTCACCGGCATCCCGCCAACACCGCTGTCGCCAGGGTGCTTGGTCAGGAACGCATACCGCACCGGCCGGCCCCAGCGGTCCAGCTCCACGCCCATCCGCCACTCGTTGCCCTCGACCGTGCTGCCGCCCGTGTAGGTGTCATCCAGCAGGTCGCTCTCGATGATCTCCAGCGAGAACGGCACCTTGCTGCGCCCGAACGGTTGGCGCACCATCCGCACGAACACCTCGCCGCTCTCGGCCATCGAGCCCACTAGCAGCCGCTCGATGTCGGTGAAGCTCAGCCGGCCAGCCGTGTGGCAGCTGTCCTTGCGCCCCCACATCGCCCAGGCGTTCTCAATCGCATCGTTCACCGTCTGATCCAGCCGGCCGCCGCCGCGTTGCATCCGCACCTGCGCCTGCATCCTGATGCCGGTGCCGATCACGTTGTTGCGCACTGCACGGATCGCCTGGCGCGCGTAGTCGTTGTCGCGCACCAGCTGGCGCGAGCGGTTGCGCAATCTCGGCAAGCTGCCCTTGATCTCGGCATCGGCGCTGGTGCCGCCCGTCACCCAGTCGCTTGTCAGTCGGCTGACCTTGGCGCCCTCATACATCCGCCGCCGTGGTGCTGGCAGCGTCTCCGGCGTGCGGCGGAACAGCTCGCGCAGTGCAGAACGGACGCCCATCAGAATCTCACGAACAGGTTGTGAGGATTGCCAAGACCGTTGGCGATCAACGCCGCCTTCTGCTCACGCTTCACCTCAGCCTTAAGGCTACTTTCCAGGGTCAACAGGTCGGCCATTTCCATCTTCTTCAGCCGCCGGCTGCCGATGCTGTACTCAGCAACGGCACCGCCCGAGATGATCGAGCGGATCGCAGCCTGCACCGCATCGAGGTCCTTCTGCGTCTGCGTGCGGCCATCAAACGCCGCAGGCTGGCCCGCATAGCTCATGTTGGCCAGCACCGTCAGCTGGCCAGCGCCAAGCGTGATGTGCTCGCCGCTCTTGGTGGCCTCCGCCTGCCAATACCACTGCCCCGCGTCAAACCCGGCAGTTGTTACTTGTGCAATCAGAAATTCCCAGCCCTGCCCATAGGCAGTGCCCACCACCGTTGCGCCCTCGTGGTTTGTGTTTGTGCGCAGGTAGTAGGTCAGCGTCCACCCGGTGCCACTGCTTACCTGGTTGCCGAACACATCAGTGCTGGCAACATCGCGCCACTTCACCGTGTCGCCGGCTCTGATCTGGGCGGGGATGTTCACGGCCTCACCAGCTGTTGACGAACGCCGACGCCGCGGCTCCCCCTGATCTTAGGCGCGGCTTGCGTGGCTCAGCATCTCCATTCTGCAGGCGCTTCTCCAGCTGGTCCCAGATCGTTCTCCGGTCGTATCGCTGATAGAGCCGATTTAACGCCGCATAGGCGTAGACCATGCAGTCCAGCGCCTCGTTCCGTGCGCTTGGTTTCTTCACCCACTCCCTCACCGGGAAGCCCTTCACATACCGGAGCGCCTGCTTCTCTGCCGTCAGCTGCTCGAAATACTCACCGCCCGTCTGCGCATGAAAGTGCAGATAGCCCGGCCCTGGCTCGTTGTGCTTCAACCTGCCGAACAGCGTGGTCTTGATCGTGTCGCCACCGACCGGGAACACCAGCGCACCGCGTTTCAACGTCTGCCCGCGCGCGTTGATGTCCAC